AGCTTCTGCACCAATATTTGCTGGTGTTAAATTTACATTACCAGTTCTATAAGTTGTTTCTTTGTTACCCTTAACGCCTGTTACACCACCTGTAGCAGCCATATCATAAACTTCTTCTAACGCATCTTGAACATTAGTTGCAGTTCCTTGATACTTTCCAGTACCAGTTTCTACGGATACTATATCAGCATCAGTCGCAGGATGTAATTCTAATAAACTATCATCTGATTGTAATTGAGTAATCTTATATTTTTTTATTACATTTGGCATTTTGAATTTCTCCTTTTTGTATTATTTTTAATCATTAATTTCTACAAAAACATATTGCCCTTCTTCTGTATTAACATAAGAGGAACCTTCTGTTTTAATAATTCTATTCCTTACATCACCAATAGTAGCTTTATATGATTCTTCTGTTGAAGTATCGAATAATACTAGTCTCAAATTTGGTGTTTGAGAATTATTTGGCAATGGGTTTAAAAGACTTAATTTTTGAGGCATGAAACCAGTATGACCACTATTCTCATAATCAAGATTACTAAGTTGAGAGTGATCAGAGGTTCCAGTTCTTATAACTAATCTGTCATCCATATTAATATTTATACCCTTTGGTGAACCAAGATTGATTCTTATTTGATTTGGGTTTTCGACTCTAACACTTATTGTATCTTTATTCGCCATAATTTATGTCATCTCCACAGTATTAGTTTTTTCTAAAACTATCAACTTTCCACGATATAAACCGGTTTTGATGCTATTGTCGACTAATTTTATTGTTATATCATAATCAGTAGTTATAGGTCTTAAATCTTTTGTTTCTTGTGAGGAAAGTAGTAACACGTATCCTTTAATGTCATCAACATAAGTTAATTGTTTTGACAGTTCTAATTTTTTACATGAAAAAAATACACCCTTAATACTAGTTGGTGCTACACCATCGATATAGACATTTTGTTCATAAGTGTCACCTTGAACTATTATAACATCTGCCAATATTTGCGGTATATTATCATATAGCATTTCTTTTTCCTCCTTTATAAATATTTTTAATACAAATTATTAACACCAAGTAATAATTGGATCTAATTTTAACATTACATCAGCTGTTAGTGAATTATTATTTCCTTGTATCTTTTCGATTGAAATATCAATTTTATTTATGTCTGTGATTTCTGTATTGTTTAATTCAGTAACACTATTGATGAATTTTTGTCTATCCTCATCATTTTTGAACATAAATTGTCTTTTATCATCAATCATAACATTTCCGTTATCGTCTTTTTGAACGTATTCCTCAACAATTTTTGAATGTTCTTGACGATATAAATCTAACATTTCATTTGCTTTCTTAGATAGATTATAAATATCTAATGTAATTTTAAAATCACTAAATTTTACTTTAGTTAATAATTCAATTGAATCCTTAAGATTCAAAAATTCTAATAATTTCATTTTTTCTTCTCCTTTTTTATTATTAATATCTATACCAATATACAACAATAACATAAAATCTAACGCTAACTGTAGCGGTATTATGTACAAATACTCCTGTCCTATCATGTCCAGCTCTATAATTTCTTTCTCTTGCCGAAGCAGTTGTTGGGTCGTCTATTTCTGTAACTGAAACGGAAATAATCGAATCTGCAGTTATGTGAAGAGCTGAGACTTCTGTCCAAGTATATCTTAAAGCATATTCAGTTTGCCCAGAGTTTAAATCTATTGTTGTACCCCAAACACGATAAGGGGATGCATTTCTAGGGTCATCATAATATGAACCATACTTAACTTGTATTGAATCAAAACGTCCATTTTCAACATATAATTTTTCGCATGGTTCTTGTTCTGTTCCAATGTTTTCAACAAATATACCATTTGTTACTTTTAAAAATAAATCTCCATCATTTTGTAATATAGGAACCAAATTTGCATTCCATTGCTCATTTTTTTTATTTATTCTAACTGAACTAATGACTAATTTATCTCCAGTAGGAACTACGTCGTTATATACTGATATTATAACGTATTGGAATCTTTTTGTGGCATCAAATGATACTGTTCGTCGTTCGTTATAACCGACTCCTCCTCCATAAGAATTAAATACTGTAAAACTAATTTTCACTTCTATATCAACATAACCATAATTTGTATCTTCATATTGATCAAAATCAATATTATATAATTTAAAGTATATGTTCCATAACAAACGGTCATTATATGATCGCTCTGACATAAAGAAATCAAGACCAAATTGCTGAAGTACTGATGAACCACCAGAAGTTGCTTGAGCGGTTAACGAAACATCAGTCGATAACTTAATCTCATTTGCAACCTCTAAAATATCAGAAACTAGCATCTCTGAAGCATTTATTTCAGTAGCTCCCATGTAATCTAAATTATTTATTGTTCCATTATCAAATTCAACTTCTTGAGCATATATCTTTCCATCATCGTATATTGAAATATATGTTTCTTGTTTTTCAAGATATATATCAGTATTCCAATAATAGAAACGATATTTTCTATTATAATAAACTCTATATAACATGTCATCTTGAGGAGTTAATGGTGTAGTACCTCCATCTGTTAATGTCAACCACCCGCTAGTAAATGGTGTTGAATTTTCTATTATATAAGCATCGGTATATTGGTCTGGTGTAAACGGAGAACCTAATTGTATAGAGCCATCCGTTATTTTAACAAATCCTGAATCATCAACACTAAAGTGATAATTATCAGGAGAAATCTCGCCGATTTTAATTTCAGAACCTACGATTGTAGAAGATTCAATTGTAACTGCATCTAATGTTCCTGAAATATGTGCTCCGTCAACTTCTAATACACCATCAACTATATTACAACCACCGATTTCTCCAGCAATAGCTTTTATATAACCTTCTATTACAACTGAATTAGCATGAACATTTCCGTATTGGTCAACAGCAAATGTCGTATTATCTGTCCATTCGATATAGCTATCATCAAAATATCTATAAATATTACCATAATAATCTCCAGATGTTTTAATAATATAAAACGGACTAGGACCTGATTCATGAACTATCGGTATTAGACCTTCTTCATCAGAACATAACCAATTTTCACTTAACGGTTCAATTGTTGAGTTGGCATTTATATAAGCATCGATTGTTTCTGGATTACCAGTAATAGTTATAGAACCAGATAAAATATCAATATCTCCTCTAACTTTAATATTGCCAGCTATTAACTGATTATATACTTCAGCATCTTGTGCAACTAATTTCTCAGCGACCAAGTAATCAATATCAAATTGAGAAGCTTCTATTAAACGAGTTCGAATAGTATCAGCTGTCAAAAGCTCTTTAATTTGAGCCTGGGTGAATGTTGCATCTAATGCCAAAATATAATCTGCCGTAACTGTTTTTGCGATTAATTCATTAACAGTTGTTTTATCAGTATAGCCTTTATCATTTGTTAAAGCAGAAACATTATCGCCTTCGGTTACAACTGTATCACTTAAGGTAGACTGTTTAGTTCCTAATTCTATTTCAGTATATAAATTAGTTAATGGATTATAATTGTAAGATATAACTTGTAATTTGGTAGATATACCTAGTTCTTCATATTCGATTTGAACATAATCTCCTAATTTTACAGTTTCCAGATTCTTAAATTGAGAATATTCTGGACTATCAGATAATTTAATAAATGATACTTTTATAGAATCTTTTATTTCGCCTATCTTATTATCAGAAATATATTGATTAGCTCTATTTCTAAGTTCTTCTTCAGTAGGAATACTGTCGAAATTACTTGTTAAGTCAAGTGTCAATATATTTTGTCTAACTGAATTTTCATTTATGTATATTACTTTTTCAGGAAGAACTACATATTCATATCGTTCCTCTTCTCTTGTAACGGTCTCTTTTCTAGTAGGAGGATAATCTTCTGCTTGGTCAGTTACTTCAGCATATCTAAGAAATTCTCCACCAGTCTCCAAATCGGGAAAAGACTTCCAAATAAATATCCTTCCAAAGTACTCGCCTTCAGTTGCTATTTGAACTGGAGAATTTTGTAAAATTGGTAATAATGGTTTATTATTCGGTCCCGGTTCTTGAGATAACCAATTTATAGATAGAGGCGCTTGTCCTTCTACAATATAAACTTGTTCATATACATCAGTTTGTTCAGTTATAGTTTCACTAACATGACTAGCGTAATATGGATACACGGCAGTGTATGTTTTTTCGAAATTTAATTCTTGTTCTCCACTAGTCATATTCTTTCCATATCGTATTCTTACACCTCTATCAGAACCTCTATGGTTATGTAATATAACATTAAATCTATCGAATTCAAATTCACCTTTATAGACATTTAAAATTGTTTCGTCACTACCTGCAAGTAATGCTCTTTGACTATAAGGTTGTTCAATTTTAAACTCAGTTTGAACATTATTCTTATCTTGACCTCTTATTAATGTAAATGGAGCTGGTATAATAGTTCCATTTTGAATTTTTGATAAAGTATCCTCTAAGTCAGTTCCCTCAAAAGGTTCAACTGTATAACCAGACATATCATATGATATGTGCTGAGCTAAAATATTAACTACTCCATCAATAGGTTTTGTCATCTTATATATTCTGAATGGTTGTCCATCATCATATGGATTAGCTTTAATAAGCATAATCTTATTTTCGCCTATATCTGAATAGTGATTACCTGAAATCGGATAATCAACAGATACTTCAAAAATTCCATTTAATTCTTCTGTTACTTCACAACTTATAACATCTCTTAGAACTCCAAGACCTAATGTCGTGAATTCGCGTTCATCTGAATCATATAGAATAATCATAATGTCCACCACCTTGGTTTAATTTTAGCTGATGTAACATTTGAATCTATAATAACGTAAATTGTTCCAACTTCCAATTTAGGAAATTGTTTGTCTTTTAATACTACTATATCGTTTTTATAACCACTTTCTGTATAACAATCTTGTAATTCAGTATCAATTATTAAATTGTTAACGGCTTCGGTTATGGTAATCTTATATAGTTCAACAAAATCATCATTGTTGTCTTTTTTGCAAAAACTTATTGTAGCATCTTGAAGACATGATACTTGTAATATTGGATTAGCAACAAAGTTAAATGGGTTAATCATTGCATTTTCTATGTCATTATACAACTCAATAAATACATCGCCATCTTTTAAATATCTTTGAGGTTTACATTCAAAAGTGACATTTAAAGTTGTTGCTTGATCATAGTAATTTAGCATTTCATTACCTTTTCGATACATAGCATATCTAAAAAATCTAGGTTCATATGTATCTTCTAATCTTGCGTAACCTTTTGCAGACATGAGCCAAGAAGTAATCTTTCTAGCAACTTGTGTAAAATTTCCGCCATTTGGTTTTAAAATTGCTGCTATATTATATGTTCTTTCAACATTTTTATATGAACCACTGTCAATTATAACGTCTCCATTTTTTCCTGGAACATGATATGATTCACTGTCTTTTTCTGAGAAAGCGTGAACTGGAGGAGTTTGGACAATAAGATCCAAATCCTCAGTAGTTACGCCATTGAATGAAACTATGCCCAATTTAATTTCCTCCTTGTCACTTGCTCTTGTATTACTTTTGATACTTCATCTGCTATATCTTTAGCATTTGTACCAGTAATATTAAATGTAATATTAGTAGATTGATTGTTAATAGGCGCTGATTGCTTATTAACATTATCTCTAATATTATCGAATGAATTGTATCTTCTACTTGTTACTTCATCAGCAGTTCTTCTAGCAAAATCACTAGAAGCTTTGATGTCATAATTATTAGAATTTAAAATTCCATTCATTTTATTAGCTCCATTTTGAATTTCTGATAAATCCAATACAGGAGTTATAGTTATTGTATTATCGATATCCGAACCGATATTGTCTGTTAATGATTGAATAGCTTCTTGAATTCCAGATTTGTCTATTCCGTTTTCAATATTTGTTCCAACTGTATCTAATGACTTAGTAATAAGATTTGCATTGTTTACTAATCCTTGGGCTAATCCTTCATCCATAAACATACCGTATTCGGCAAATACTTTTGAAGGTGAATGAATTCCAAAGATGTTACAGAATGTATCCTTAATTCCATTAGCTATATTAGTTACAGTATTCTTAACTGTATTCCAAGAATTTTCTATACCAGTTTTTAGTCCTTTAATAATGTTAGAACCTATTGTTTTAACTGTTCCAATCATATTATTAAACATATTAATAATGTTCTTTACCCAACTTGTAACATTAGACTTTAATGAACTCCAAGCTTGTTTCATACCATTAGCTAAATTTGTAATGAATTTTTTACCTTCATTAAATGCTTTAGTAAAGAAACTTGCAATTGAACTGAATATTTTATTAAATAAATCTTTTGTTACATTAACAACTTTAGTAAAGAATCCCTTGATACCATTTATTAGACCTTGTGCAATATTCTTACCGAATTCAGCAAATACTTTTGATGGAGAATTAATACCGAATAAATTCTTAAATGCATTAATTAAATGTTGACCAAATCTAATCATTACATCTCTAATCTTTTCTGCATTATCTTCAATAGCTTGACCTAAACCATCAATCAATTTAATTACAAAGTCTACTAAAGATGTAATTAATTGAGGTATTACCTTAGCTAACATATTATTTATAGAATTTACTAATTGTACTATAAGTTCTCCAATTGCTAGTATTAATTTATCTGTAATTTCTACCAATTTTGGAACAGCAAATTTTAAGAAATTAACAAGTATGTTTGTTAAACTCTCTAATAATGTTGGTAAAATATCAATTATTGCAATTGTTAACTTTTCAGTTAATACACCTACCAATACACCAAGATCTTTAATTAAAGTTGGCAAATATTCTGTTACTTTTTCTAAAAGAATCTTAACATATGTTAATAACATACTAAATACTTTATTAGCTAATTCAGGTAATCTTTCAAAGAACTTATCTAAGAAATTATTTATCATAGTAAATAAAGTGTCTAAAATATCAACAAAATTATCTCCTAATGTCTTTAATAATGTAACCAACATTGAGAAAATATCTTTTGCTATTCCAGGGAATGCTTTTGCTAATTCAGCAATTAAAGTTGCAACTAATTTAACAATTGCTTCATTTATCTTAGGACCATATTCTATTATCGTAAATATAACATCTTCGATTAATATATGTAATATATTTATAACAGACGGCAATAATGTTGCAATTCCATCTATTATAGTTTTAACCATCATTATAATTCCTTCTAATATCTTAGGCCACATCTTTATGAAAGCACTAAATCCTGTTCCAAATGCATCAAATATTGCCGCAAAGAAATCACCAATTGATCTAATAAAGTCTGGGATTATTGACAATATAGCTTTCCATAAAGCTCTTAAAGTATTAGGAATTGTTTCTCCAAATATTCCTAAAGTTTGTAAGAACATTGTACACGCGACTATTATCGCAGAGACAGCCAATGCAAATATAGCTAATGCTGATGCAACTATAAGAATTGCTGGAGAAACTTCTTTTAATAATTTACCAACAACAACTAATGCAGCCATTACAGCTACTACTGCTATCATACCAATAGCCAATTGTTTCCATTGAAGATTTCCCATTAATGCTATTGCACCAGCGAATAGAATCATACCGTAACCTACAGCAACTAATGCTGAACCATATATTA